ATCATGTCAAATCTATGCGTCGGTACTTGTTGAATAACCTTTCCTGCATAAGTTAAGTTTATTAACTTATATAAATCTGAAGGAACGACAAAGTAATCTTCTTCTCCACCAGGTGAAGTTGGGCTTGCATCAAAATAAGTTAATGCTTGGTTTTTTGAAAATATGTCAATTTTGTTTTGTATATGAGCAACAGAGTCCCCATAATTCAACCCTCTTTTTCTAGAGTTTTGAGCTAATAGAGCCTTAGAATATTCAGTAAAGTAAGACTCAAATATTTCTAATTGAGCTTGTTTAGCAAAATAATCAAACTCAGAAGGAGACACATATCCTCTGTTATCTTTATTCAACAAAAACATAACAGTATTTCTTACGCTATTTATCATAGGATATATTTTTTACAAAAATACAAAAAAAAAGAGGTCACAATTTGCGACCCCTTCTGTTATTAAGTGATAAAGTAATTATAATTTGTTTGTAATGTTTTGTAAAACATCAAGACCTTCGTCTGTTTTAAAGAATAAACCAAGAGAACTATAAACGTTTTCTCCAAAAGGAGCGACCATTATTTTCTCTTTCTTCTTGTCCTTCCATACGACAGTCCTATTGTCACTATTAATATGTAATATACCTTGTTCTACTGCTCTTACAGCTATGTTTCTTAATTTAAGGTTTTCATCATTTAATAAAGACATAAATTCAGACGGGTGTTTCTTTGCCCATATAATCATATCTCTTCTTAATTCTGAAGAAGTCATTAAAGATACACTTCCCTTCATACATACTCTAGCTATAGCTTCTAAATCATCAATATTAAGATTCTTAGCTTCTATTTGAGCATCTAATTCTGAGTATATGCTTTCAACCTCTTTACTTGCATTTGCTTCTTTATCTAATTCAAAAAAAGTTTTGTTAAACTGAGGATGAATTAATAAAAACTTCTGCAAATTAACATTCCATTCAGGAACAATTAAAGTACCGTTATCAAAAACGATAGGCTCCATAGTAACAACACCATCTTGCTCGTCCATAAATGGAGTTAACTGATTAGTTGCATACCTAAGTGCCCTGTTTAATTTCCCGTCGAAAAAAGTTAAAGGTTTTCTTGATGTGTGTTTTACCGCTATCATTAAACGGATAGGAGACTTATTCTCCTTTATTACAAAAACTCTTTGTTTTTGCTCTAGGTTTGGTAATAAAGAGTTATATCCAAACGCTTTTGTTGCATTTCTTGTTGCCATTTTATTTAAGATTAAATTTAATTTAAAAAAAAGGGGGAAAACTTAATTAGCGTTCCCCCTAAGTTATTACTACTTCATTAAAATGAAGTTGTTAGCTCCCATTGTACAAAGAGCACGCTCAGACAAGAAGTGAACTTCCATTTTGTCATCACCGCTAGTTGCAGCTCCACCAGCAGAACCAACTACCCAAGACTTATATTTTCTGTCTTCAGTAGGAGATACTCTGTATCGAACATGTAAGAATGGTCTCTTAGCATTTTCTCCAAGAACTTGATCGTAAACAGTTACTGTTCCAGCAGGAACAATGATACCATCAATACCTCCAATGTTACCTCTAGTAGTAGCATCGTTTAAGTATTTCCAGTCAGACTTGTAAAAGTCATAACCAATACGGAATCCAGAGAATCCAAGGTTTAATGCCATGTCTTCGTCATTGTCAAATAATCCGTAAGATGCAGTAGACGCTCCATTGTTGTTTTGTGCAGCTAATACTTTATCTATATCGAAAGATGTTGCTCTATTTACGAACATTACATTTTCTTGAATCGCTCCTTCTTTATCAAGAACTTTTGCGATGTCTTCAAGATCTTCTCTTGAGTCAATAGTACCTGTAGTTACGTTTCCGCCATTTTCTACTTCATAGAAAAGACCTTTAGTACCTTTGTACCCAGCTGTTGCAGCTCCAGAACCAGCAGCAGCAGGCTCTCCTTCAATCATTGAAGTTTCTAAATAGTCTTCAAATCTTAATCTTGTTTCAGACTCAGATTTTAAGTACCATAAATATCCGTTTGCTCCACCTTCGCTAGTTACTTCTACCCATCCAACGTGTGCCATCTCAGATCCAGATACTTCGTATTTGTCTTTGATGATAATTGGACTGTTCTCTTTAGCTTCGAAATCAGCTTCTAAAGAACCTACCATTCCAGCAGAACCTTTTTTGAATTCAGAACCGAAAACAAAAAGCTTTACAGCGTCATTGTCATCAAATGGTCCAGCAGCGTCAGTTCCAGCTACGTTGAATAAATCTAAAGATGCGAAAGTTTTAACAGTAATCGTATCAGTAGCTACAGCAGTAATAAGACATTTAGCCTGACTTCCAGCTTTTGAAACAATAATTGTTTGGTTTTCTCTAAAGCTATGTCCAGCTACAGTAATTTCTTCTGCATCTGTAACAGTACCTGAAGCTTGAATATGTAATCTTCCTTGCTCACTCCATTTGATTAAATCAGAAGAAGAAGGAATTTCTGCACCTACCATTCTTAAGAAAGATGCTACGGTACGATTACCGTATCTTTCAAACTCTTGTTCATACAAGTCTGGTAAATATTGTTGTGCAAATGTGTAATCTGCATTAGAAAGATAGTTAGCGTTACCTAAGCTCTTTCCTGGTGCAGGCGTTAGGGATGTAGAACCACTGATTTGTGCTCCTGCAGACCCGTCAAAATTAATAGATTGTGCCATTTTTTTAAATTTTTAAGCGTTTATTATTTTTTTTTAATTCTCAATCCAGATGAAAATCCTTTGCCGCTTTCTACGACTCTGTATTTTGCTCCTGGTTTTGATGAATCAACCTTAGAACGCACATTCATATCTATGTTTTTACCTTTTTTAACCACGTCATTTACCGCATCGGATTTGCCTTGTTCATAAAAGAACTTAGCATAAGCCTCTGGGTTCATAGCCATGTTTAAAGCGGTGTGATACTTCTTTGCATCCTTTAGAACACCTTTGTCATCTAAAAACGAATTAATAAAATTGTTCAAGTTTAATTGCTTGTCTACAACTTCTTGTTTGTCTTTAGGTTGAAAGTTTAATGTTTTTTCACCAATTTTAAATTCAAAACCTTTGAACTCATTGTTAAAAAACTTAGAAGTTTTCTCTTCAAAAGATTGTCTTTGTCTAGAGATTACTTCTTGCTCCTTTGCCTTTTCATCGTTATATTGCTGATAAAACTCAACAGCCTCTTTTGCTTTCTCTGGAATACCCTCCATACTTGACTCAAGTGGAGCATTGTATTTTTCCTTTGTTTGCTCAAAATACTGTTTAGCTTTATAAAGCTCTTGTTTCTTCTCAAGAATTTTCCTTCTCTTATCTGTGTCTGTGTCAACACTTTCATCTAAAGCAAACTTATCTTCTATTAAATAATTAATATCAGAATCATCTAGCTCTGGATTAGATTGTCTGTAGTACTCTTTTAATAAAGATGACTCATCGTAATCACTAAAATCTTCATTAGCCTTTACGAAATCTTTTAAACCTCTTTTGGTTTCATCTTTAAACTTTAAATACTTTTCAACCTCTTCAGGTAAAACTTGAGCATTCTTGTTTTTATTTGAAAGAACGTTATCTAGATCTTCAAGTCCCATACTGTATTTATTAGTAAGGTACTCTGCAATCATTTCTTCTTTGGAAACTGGTGTAGGTTCTTCCTCTACCTCTTCCTTTTTTTCTTCACCCTGTTGTTCAACAGCCTCTTCTTCTTTAGATTCAGCTTCTTGATTCTCAACAGCCTCTTCTTCTTTATTTTCTTCACCCTGTTCTTCTACAGGTGGATTTGATAAGTTGACCTTATAGTCAACGTCTTGATCGTCTTTGTTCATATTAGATTAGATTTAAATTATTCTACAAAATTAGTTAAAAAAACTACATGTTTTCTGGAGCTATTTGACCACTTAAATTATTCATTATTTGGTTAGCATCTCCTGATTTATTAAAGTCAACTGGAGGTAGGTCTTTTTTTCTTTGACTAATCAACCTACTTTGTTGAGTAGCTTGTTTATCTGTCCTACTATCTTTCCTGTCTTCCTTATATTTCTCTTTATTAGAAACATTGTCTGTTTCTATTTGTTTTAATTGTAAGTCAAACTGATGTTTCATTTGCATTAATTCTTTTTGAATCTCTTTCTCAGCCTGCATCTTCTTCATCTCTAAATCATTTTTCATTTGAACCATTTGAGATTCTAATTGAGATTTTTGTTGCTCTTCCTGTACTCTTGCTTGAGACGCAGCTTGAGCTGATTCGGCATTAGCCTTGCTTTGCATTTGAATATTTTGTTGCTGAGTATCTAAGTCTTCTTTTCTTTTTTTCTTTTTTCTTATCTTAAGTAAAGAATTTGCTAGAGTTACATTTTTAACAGCTCTTATGTCAATTGCATCATCTAAGTCTAAAACCTTAGATTGAATAGATTGTTGAATGTTTTGTTCTAATAAAGCTTTCTCTTCTTCATCTGGTTCTATTTCTATAAACACACCAAAGTCGTGCAAATGAACCCCTAATATTTCTTCTACAACAGCCATGTTGTTTTTACCAATCATTTTTGCAAAATCATCAGCAAAATCAGAATACATCATAATATCAGATATTCTATAAGAAACAGCGGTAGCAATTCTTTTTGTAATTGTAATTCCTGACTGTACAATATGTCTTGTAGCTGTATTACTATTCAAAGCAGCTAACTTCTGAACACCCACTAAAGAATGCTCGCTTGGTGTTGAACCGTCTCTAGCTTCATTGATTCCAGTAACAGCTCTTATCATATTAAGTTGGTAGTTATACATAGCAATAAGACTTTGAATCTTTGCATTAGAACCACTACTTGTAAGCTCTTGAATTGGAACCCTAGCATTATTAAAGTCTCCATCTTCAGTATAACTTCTACCTATAACACTACCTGTTTGGAAGTACATAGATAAAGCTTCTGAAGGATTGTATGAAGCTCCATTACCTAAATCAACGCTATTCAAACCATCTGCATCAATAAATACACCATCTGGTATCATTTTTGCAACGACTTGTTGTAATTTTAAATGAGTTAATTGTATTTGATCTGCAAAAGGAATCATTCTTTTAACTAAAGAATCTATATTTCCTTTAGACATTTTTATAGCAGAAACAATATATGGAGGTAATGCTCTTTGAAAAGCTGACTTAGGTCTAACCATATTAGCCATAACTTCCCATTTTAACAAGTGATTAGTTCCCATAACTAATACTCCTTCATACCAAACATCTATTCTTCTAGATACTTTTTTAAATCTTTCTTGACTTTCTTCTGGTGGATTAAATGAAGAATCCTTTTCAATTGGATTCTGACCACCGTTTGCAGTTTCTTTTACTTTGTATACAATCTCCTTGTCTGTCTTGTAACAAAAATACAATAAAGAAACATTAGATTTATCTAATCCACTCTGTGTTTGTAAATTCTGTGTACTTCTATATCCGTCAAATCTGCTAGCAAGTTTAGATATTTTTTCAATATCTTCTTGAGTAAGATCTGGATTTATTTTTTTTAACTCTGTAACATGAACTGATTTCAATTCACCAAAATAATAACAATCTTTAAAGTTAGGGTCTTCCGTAGGTGAGTAAACAAAATTAACTGGGTCAACATATTCTATCTTAACTCCGTCATGAACATCAAAAGAGTGTTTTAAAGCAGATATACCTAAAACAACATTATCCTCATCTACTCTCCTTTTTGTTTCTTCATATTCGTTAATTTCAAGGATTGTTTTAATTGCAGTCTCTTCAGCAACCTCTATAGCTTGCTTATATCTTAAATCCATATATAGATTTAATTCTTCTTCAGTATCAGGAACTTCATCTTGTGGATTGTTAAAAGCATCCACTCCAGTTTCGTCTTTAACCATAGTTAGTATCTCTTTACCAACCATATCAGTATACATTTCATTACGAAACATTTGTTTCTTCATGGATGATAAATCATCTACAGCCTCTACTTTCACATCTAATAATCTATTAGATATTCCATTAACAACTACATCTACAAACTTGGGAATAATAGGTACTGGAGTCCAATCAAGATTAAGATAAGATAAATCACCATTAATAGCTAATTCATTTTTATACTTCTCTACTGGTTGGTCTCCTCTAGCGTATAATCTTCTTTTTAAATACTCTGAACGTAACTCTCCGTACATACTACTTCCGTAGTCTCTAGAGAACCATTCAGATTCTATAGCTTGACCTACACGAATACCATATTCATAAGTGTCTTTTTCGATGTCTGATACAAACTGGTTTGGGAAACCACCACCAGATCCGAATCTTGGCTTATTTATCATATTTATTTAATAATTTCACTAACAAAACCTTTGTTACTGTATCTTGCAAAGTTAAGATTTATTTGATTACGTTTTTCTCCACCCTTCCTAATAGTAGACTGATTTGCCATAATAGCAAACCCAGAACTTACTGTTGCATCAAATTTAGTTCTGTTATTGATATCGTAATTTGCCCAATCCAATAAAGTCCTGTTAAAAAAAACATTTCCACAACTACCATAATCTATATTTCCCTCATCTCTTAACACTCCTACATGCCCTTCAATATAACTTTCTATGTTTTCAGCATGTACAGAAATTACTGCTGATGAAGACGGTATGCCGCCTAATTCTTTTTCAGATTTCGATAGAACGTTTCTATGTTTATCAGGTCTATTAAGAGAGAAAGCTCTGTATCCTCTTTCTTTTAGATAATATAAAATTCTAGGTTTATTGTTTTCTAATAATATAGGCATTCCATAAAAATGCAAAGCCATTAAAACATCTTCATAAAATATTTCAGCAGTTTGAGGTCTAGAAATATACTCTAGAAAAAACATATTAGTAGGAGCATCTTCCATGTGAAACTTAGTCATTCCATGTACTGATCCTTTTGACCCTCCTCCTCCTACTACTCCAGATATATCGTATGAATCTCCTCCAAAAGAACCTAAGTGTTTATTTCCTGGATACTTTTTACCATTTTTATCTATAACATTGTTTCTTATTTCAGGAGAAGGAATCCAAGAAAGAAAAAACCTTCCTTTTGTTTCAGGAGAAAAAATAACTTCTGTATCTCTTTTACCTGCTTTCCAATGAAAATTACCTCTTGTAACTGAGGTTTTTATAGCAAAAGAGTCATTGTAATCTATTTGCTCATATATTCTTGTAAGATTAAATAAAGTGTTTTTTGACTCATCTCTAAAAGCATGAGATTCTGTTTTTGGGAATTGTCTATAAAATTCATTTAATGCATCTGGATCATTCTTTAATCCCTCTACTTCGTTTTCCCAACTATCTAAAACGCCAGTATCAATTATATCTCCGTAAGAATCTTTTATTTCTTCTGTAGGTGTGTCAAATACAGGAAACCCATACTCATCTATATAACCCTCAAAATTCCATTCCATTGGAATAAAAAGACTATATAGTCCAGATTGTGTTTGTCCATTTTTATTTCTTTCAGTTACATTTGAGTTATTATAAAGTTTTTTAAAGTTTTCTCCACCTTTATCTAATGCATTAGATGTTGAACCCATCATGCATTTACCTATAACTCTTGAACCTAATCTTAATGTTGTTTTTGTAACCCTCCAGTTGTTGAGGATGTTTTCTGGTTTTTCCCATTTACCCGCTTCATCGT